TAATAAGTCCTTTCGATTCTTCTGGAGAGGTAATCTCTAGTAGTATCACTGACGTAGAGAATACTGCTTCGGGTAAAAAGGTTATAATTTTCGACGGTATTCGTATAATAGATTGGGAATATTCTTTGGGCAGAATGACTCGTACAGGAGTAATGTCTAAAGAATACATTCGTTTTGTAAATACTCCAGCCCCAGGATTAAAGATGACGTGTATAATAAATAAATATGGAACTATCACTATGACATTATCTAGATGTAGCGATAAAAATATACAACAAGGATTATGTCAAGAGGGTAATACATCTATTAAAAAAGAATTATTTGAAAATGTAGTAATGTCATTCAATGAATTATTCAGAAAGCAAGAAGACATTCTTACAAATAAAGCAATAGACAAGATTTCCAAGGAAATCAAAGCTTATAACACTGTATCTGGAAATGCCGTTCCATCATCTGTGTGCAGAAATACACAGACAAGAGTAGACGACGATGGAAATACATGGAAAGAAGGAAAAAGGCCAGATCCATATTCCTGGAGCGGTACTTGCCCAGATCCCAATTATCAATATCTAAGCCCAGAAGGAGTACAGGGCCCGGACGGACTTTGGTATCCATGTTGTAAAGCAAAAAGTGAAAAATCAATTCAGCTTATGAGAGATTATCTAATAAAAGGCTTTCCAAGAAATCAAGTCGAAGCTGAGAAATACAGTATAATAGATGGAGAAGACTTTGGTTCTGGAATTTTGATACCTGATAGTAACGCTCCTGGTTCAACAGCTGAAATTTCTTTAAATGGGGAAAATGAAACTGTAACTGTAATTAAGAAAAAAAGTAAGAAGTCTAATGACTACACTGTTAGGACACAAGATGGAGAAATTATCACGGTTCAAGGAGAAGCATTTAAAAGAGACACAAGAGTATTTCCAGGATTGAATACATTCAATAAAAATCAGTTGATAGAATGCGTCAAACTTAATATTAAAAAATTAAATCTCGTTGTAAATCAGGATGGTAATTTAATTAAAAATAAATTTTCAGAATTAAATGAAAAGAATTTACCTGAGAACTCGGCAATTTTCAACAGTTTAAATGTTTCAATTAGTAAAAGAAATCTTACAATGTCTAGTATTAATTTATTCAAAACAGTTCCATTTGTAGTAAAATCTGTACCTGGTAATAGTTACCCATTTTTCCTGTGTCTTGGACCTGGCGGAAATTTTTACATCAATTCAGAACTAAAAAGTATAGATTCTGAAATTTCTAATAAATTTGACACTGATATAGTATTATTCGGATATCTAAGAAAGAATGAGATAGAAAATGTAAATGAATTTCACATAATTGATTTAATTTATTATGAAGAATCTTATACATCAGTTCCATTTAATAGAAGAAATCAAACAATTTCAGATTTACAAAATTCTACATTAAATAGCATTTCAGATGAAATTATTGCTTTCCCCGATTTTTTTACGGATGTAATAGAAGGTAGTAATTACTTTACATCTGAAAATAAACTGAACACATTGGTATTTATAAATGAGAGTGTATGTGATTACATAACGTGGGGTGAAAAGGACAACACCGACGACATAATTGAACTTCAAGTATTAGAACTTAAAAAAGGTTCAATTATTAAATTCGGACACAGTAACATGTCTTTCCCCGAAGGGTTAAATTTTCTTAATAAGTATGAATTTACAAAAAGAGAAATTCCAGATAAATTACTACGAGGTGATTATGTTAAAGTTAAAATTAACAGGGATTCCTCTGGAAATATTGTTCCTAAACGCAAGATAAGTATATTGGGTAAAACAGAGAGAAAAGAAATGTATGACACGGTTTTAAATATTTTGTACACTAAATTCAGACCGCTTGATATATCACTTTTCAGCGACCCTGATGAATGGTACATTTCTCAGGACAATACACTCATAAATTCTGGAACTGTTTTAAAACTTTCAAATGTTGAGTAGATGTGTTAAAAATTTAAATAATTCGTTAACATTGATATTATCACTGATGAATTCAATTTCTATTTGAAACTTTTCATCAATGTTATCATTATTTTTGAACATTCTAGTTTCTGGAAAGTATTGAACTGATGTTATAGCTGTAAAATCTACTCTAAATAATGAATTTGGTTCAGTGAAAGAAATACGGTATTTTCTTTTTGTATCACCGGCGGTGTTAGATTTCATTACTTGTGTTTCAGTAGACAAAGAAAATCGAGTATCAAAGGACAACACGTTAGCAATTGCGATGTCTACATTTGATAATCTATTCTTGATCACGCTTTCATATTGTATAAATCTTCCAAAGTCATATGAATATATGTATCGTGTTCTGATACCTTGATCGTAGATGTCTATAAAATCTGAGATTTCCTTCTTAAATCCAAATCTTTCGATTACATTTAAAATTTTTTCAAAATCTGTTCTTGATAAAATGGGATTGAAAAAAGTTTTTCCCGTTTTATTTATTTTACCAAGTCTCATTTCGACTTCAATGTCTTTTGTCGTGTTTACATTTTTAATCATCTCCTCAATTTTAAAGATGTCTTGTTGATTTAATAGTTTAACATTTTCTGAGGCGGCTATACATTTAAACAATTTAGCCTTTGAAGAATGTTCGAGTATAATACGATAAGCTTTTTCATTGTCTGGATTGAGAAAAGCGATAATGTTGTCTACATTTACCGGATTTTTAAAGCTTCGCATAACATTCAAGACAGTTCTTATAGCATTTGGTCTTGTTTTATCTGTTCTTGGGTTTCTCCACTTAAAATCTGCTGAAAATTCATGTACGGATCCAGATTTTACAGATGCTGGAACATTTACAACAATGGGTCTACCGCGATCTTGAAAAATCTCAATTGTATTTCCTTTTACAACTTGAACGTTAGCAGTAGTGTCATTTATTTTAACTATTCTCAAATCAACTGTCTGTTCTGCAGGAGGTTTCCATTTATATTGACCCGTGAGTAAGTTATTCCAATTTCCAATTGTGTATAGAGTATCTGCCGCTGTAAAAATTAGGCCGTCGAGTTCTAATTTACCTCTAAATTTATCCGCGTTTTTCTTAATAGTAGAGATGTAATCATAATAAATTTTGCGATGTTGTTTCAATTGTGTCTGAAGCCATCCAGAACCTATAGGATTGTATAGAGGCAAAGTAGCTGATAATAGACTGTCTAGAAAATAAATTGGTTTGAGCTCAATATTGAAAGCATCCACCAATTTAAAAGCATTTGGCAACAAGGGTTCTCCATTGTTAAATTGAATCAAATTTGGATCTATCATTTTAGCAAGAATGTCATATCTTGATATATAAGGCCAAGGTTCACTACGAAGCCTATTGTCCTCTGGAACCATCATAGAAAATGATTGTCCAATTACTTTTTTACCATCGGAGTCAATGTAAATTTTTTCTGGCCCAAATAAAATGTCGAATACCATAAAAGAAACACCTCTTATTTTAACAGGGTCAAGTTCTCTATGAGGTTTACCGTTAATGTCGAAAAATACCAATTCTCCGTCCAAAAGCATTTCTGGAGTATCAACATCTGGTAAATTGAAATTTGATATGACATTTAGCTTCATATTTCGATCTACAAAACATACTTTCCTTTGTTTTACATTCGCTATTCCGGTATCGGGACCGATATACATGAGATATCTTGTTCCATCAACTTTTTGAGTAACAGTGTATTTTGTTTTACCATTCGGACCTTTGATCATTAAATTTGGCATGTCTGTCTTTTCTAAAGTAATGGGCATTCCTCCAATAAATTTGGACATATCAAAATTTTCATTTTTAGATAGAAAGTTTTTAACAAGTTTATTGAATTGTTCTTCTACCTTGGGATCTTTAAATGGTTCCATTGATGGGTGTGTATTAATTATACATATTTTTTATATTTTAATATTAATTATTTTTTGCAATAAAGTATAAGTAAAATTATTAATAATATTAATATAAATTTTTGATGTTCTCTAAATTCTACACCTGCTTTACATAGAAGATATGCTTTATACCACCCTTGTTTACTTTCTCTAAGACCCTGTATTTTAGCAGAAAGTCTATGAGCCCATAAAGGAGCTCCCCCCCAATTTTGGAAATTTTCTGTCTCGGATAAAACTTGGACGATAAGTGGTTCATGATACACTAATACATTTTGTTCTGAAAAATAGACAGCATCTATATGGCCCATAAATTTTTTATTTAATATTAGTTTCTGAACGTCGTCCCTTGTTTTTTTAGATATAATCTGAGCTTGTGAACACGCCATTGGGTGCGTTTCGTAAAACATTTCATCTATTCTTGTAAAAAAACCAAGAGAACCCATAGAAATAATCGTAAAATCTTTAGAACCTATGTAATTGTCTATTTTTTTATAATGTAAAGGATTGTAGTTTAGAACTTCTGCATCGTCCTCGAGTATAATAATATTACCGTAATTTTTTGCATGTTCAAATGCTGTATAATAAGCGTGGGTTACATCTTCTGTAGTTCTTTTGATGGTATCAGGCTTTTTACAATTTTTATAACCTTTATTGTACTGATATATTGTTCTCTTTGATAAATTAAGAAGAAGAGGATCTTTCTTAAATCTGTTAGAA